TTGAAGACTTTAATGTCAAGCATATCTTTGAAGAGAGTGATGAACCTTTGTTCCATCGTCAGAAAGTTCTGAACGAAATGATCATGGAGGCAGACACCGAGATTGTTGTCAACTATGATTGTGATGTCATCTTACCACTGAATTCATATGTAATTGCCTATGAAGGCATCATGAACGGTACATATGATGTGGTTTATCCCTATGGTAGTGGAATGTTCCAGAGGCCAGTCGCCGCAGACGATAAGATCGTTTCCGACTTCCTTGATAGCAATGACTATGGAGTCCTAGATAGTGTTTCTAATGAGCACACATCCGACTTTGGATGGGCACAGTTCTTCAGACGTAGTGTCTATATTGAAGGTGGCATGGAGAATGAAAACTTCCGTGCCTATGCTCCAGAAGATAAGGAAAGATACTTCCGCTTCACCACACTTGGATATAAAGTTGGTAGAGTCGATGATGTTGTCTATCATTTGGAACATGCCAGAGGTGAAAACTCTTGGTTCTCTAATCCACACATGCAGGGTAACATGAATGAGTGGGAGAAGATTGCTAGGATGGACAAAAAATCTCTTATGGAGTATTATTCTAATCAAAAGTATCTGAAAAAATATGTTAGCATTTAATCAACTTGGAAGTCTAGGTAGACTTGGTAATCAGATGTTTGAATACGCTGCTCTCCGTGGCATTGCAGCGCATCATGGATATGAGTGGAGAATCCCTCCATTCCACGTAGAAGGTATTGAAAACTACAGTCTTCAACAGGCATTTAATTTAGAATCTGTAAAAGAAGATAACTTGCAGATTGTTGATCATTATCAATATGTTGGCGAAAGATTCTTTCATTTTGATGAGGAATTCTTTAATAGATGTCCTGATAATGTTAGTCTGCATGGATTCTTTCAATCTGAAAAATATTTTAAGAATGTAGAGGATGTAGTCCGTAAGGATTATGAATTTCATGATGAATATCTTGAACCTTGTCAGGCAATCATGGATGAGTATAAGGATCAGAATCCTATCATGCTTCATGTTCGTAGAGGAGATGCTAACTTAACAGATCCTCGTGGATTTAAGTGGAGTTATACACAATGCGGTGATCAACATCCCACCCAGACTGTTGATTACTATGAAAGAGCACTTGCAGAGTTTGATGATAACCAACCTGTATTTGTATTCTCCGATTCTATTGAATGGGTGAAGGAGCAAGAGTTCTTCTCTGGAGATAGATTCTTACTTTCTGAACCTGTGGACAAGTATGCTGATGGTTCTTTCACACCATATGCTGATTTGTGCTTGATGTCTCTGTGTTCTCATGCTATTATTGCTAATAGCAGTATGAGTTGGTGGGGAGCATATCTCCAATCTAACCCAAACAAAAAGGTGGTAGCACCTAAGAGGTGGTTTGGCCCTGCTTATGCATACATAAGCACTAAAGATCTCTATTGTCCCGATTGGATTGTCTTATGAACAGAATTAAAGACTACGCTGAATTAGAAGAAAGAATCGTTCTCTGGCTCAAAGAGTACGCTGATAACAATAACATCAGAGCACTTGTTTGTGGTGTGTCTGGTGGCATCGACTCTGCTGTTGTATCAACATTGTGTGCTCGTACAGGACTGCCTACGTATGTCCTGACGATGCCTCTCAACTCAAAGTTGGATAACACCATCCTCTCCACCGCACATGCGACAGAACTGAGAGAGCAGTATGAAAACGTTATTATGCAGAACGTTGATCTCTCTTCTGTTTACGATAAACTACTCAGTGATATCGATTGGTGGACTGATGCTCATGGTGGCGAGAAGGGAACTTATACATCCAACAACCTTGCAAACGCTAACACTAAGTCACGTCTTCGTATGGTGACTCTGTATCAGATTGCTGGAACTGTTGGTGGCATGGTTGTCGGTACGGGTAACAAGGTTGAAGACTACGGTATCGGATTCTACACTAAATATGGTGATGGCGGTGTGGATATTGCACCTATCGCTGACTTGTACAAAACAGAAGTATGGGAACTTGGCAGACACCTTGGTGTCGATCCGCGTATCATTAATGCTGCTCCTACAGATGGACTGTGGGAAGATAGTAGGACTGATGAAGAGCAGGTAGGTGCATCCTACGAGGATCTGGAATGGGTGATGGAGAGTGACATCTTCATAAACATGAATAAACCAGAAACTGCCACTATGTGGATGGGTAAAGAACTTACTGAACAGCAGAAATCCGCTATCAAATCATATAGAAAGTTCCACCGTCAGAATAAGCACAAAATGAATTCTATTCCTACGTTTAAACTATGAAGATTGGACTTATTGGAGCAGGGAGACTGGGTATTTGTTTCTCCCTCCTTTGTGAACAAGCAGGTTATGATGTTCTAGTATCAGACATCAGAGAAGACTATGTTGCTGCACTTCAAAATAAAAGTATTACTATCACTGAACCTCAGGTAAATTTGTTGCTTCAAACATCTAAAAATTTTGAAGCAACTACTGACAACATGAGAGTGATTGAAGAGTGTGATATTATCTACACGCTTGTTGCAACTCCTTCTCTTGCTAGTGGAGACTATGATGTCTCTGCTGTGTGGGAGGTTGTCAATGATATCATTGCTTCTGGTGTCAAAGATAAATCATTTGTTGTTGGTTGCACCACTAACCCTGGAGACTGTGAAAAGTTCCAAGAGGAACTGAATGATTGTGGTTGGAAGGTGTTTTATAATCCTGAGTTTATTGCACAGGGTTCTATTATCAAAGACTTGCACCATGCAGATATGGTTCTGATTGGTGGCGATGAAAATGAGTTTGAAACTCTGAATGAACTTCGTAAAATGTACAAGTTGATTCAAACAACTGAACCTAAGTTTGGCGTTATGTCAATGACTGCTGCTGAGATTGTAAAGTTGGCAATGAATTGTTATCTTACAACCAAGATCAGTTATGCCAACATGGTTGGAGAGGTAATGACTCTTGCAGGACTTGGTAATGAAATCAAGACTGTGTTGACTGCCATTGGTAATGATACAAGAGTAGGTAGAAAATATCTTAACTATGGATATGGGTTTGGTGGCCCTTGTCTTCCTAGAGACAATCGTGCATTTGCGGCATTTGCTGCACATCAAGGAATGGAGTATAATCTAGGAGAAACTGTTGACAATTTCAATAATCAACACGCTACATTCCTTCTGGAACAAGTTATCAGAGATAATGATCAAGGACTTCCATTCTACTTTGACTACATTTCCTACAAAAAAGGAACTGATATGTTAGTGGAGAGTCAGCAATATAAGTTGTGTCTTGATTTGCTGGATGCTGGACATGTAGTGTACATTGATGATATTGAATCAATTGTCAATCAGGTAGAAACACAGTTGGTTAATACCTATGGCGATAGAGTTCGCTTTGGATCACCTAACGAGGAAGTTTATAAAGTTAAATTTTGATGGATTTCTCTACTTTAGATAAAAACAAGTCTGCTTTCAAACTCAAGGGCATGGGCCCAATTTATTATCTCAATCTTGATGGACAACCAGAAAGACGTGAGTTCATGGAGGGGCAGTTCAAATATTGGGAAGTAGAAAACTACGAACGCATCTCTGCTTATGATGGTAGAGATGACGATCTCAGTGACATCCTTGTGGGCAAGTATCCTGAGATGATGTCCTCTGGTGAGATTGGGTGTACTACGTCTCATTTAAAGGCACTGAAGCACTACCTAGAGACTTCTGATAGTCCTTATGCAATTATCATGGAAGATGACTGTAGTTTAGAAACAGTTCGATTTTGGAACTTCTCCTGGAAAGAATTTATTGCACACTTCCCATATGATTGGGATGTGGTTCAAATTGCGGTTATCTGCACGGGTGATATTCATGTGAACCTTCATAAGAGGTTTGTGAATGATTTCTCTACAGCATGTTATGTTATTAATAGAAATCATGCTGAGAAGTTAGTTCGTCTTCATTGTCGTGAAGATAAGTACAAACTTGACATGGGTGTAAAACCACGTCCTGTTGCAGATGATCTTATCTACAATGCAGGAAATACTTTCTCGATCCCTCTTCTTCTTTATCAGATTGAAATGGGATCAAGTATTCATCAAGATCACATTGATGCGTTCCATAAAGGGAATCATCAGGCACAATCAAACTTCTGGGTACAGCAAGGATCAAATGTTGATATCTCACAGCAGATGGATTATGATCCTTACCTAGGTAGAATCACCGAAAATTCTGCTATGCAAAAAGCAGAAGAGTCGGAAAACCTAACCTCTTGACAAAATCTTAAAAGTAATCTAAGATAAATAACAATTATCACGCGCATTTATACCTATTTGGGTGTGACAGTTTAACAACAGATCCTTGTCGAGGATCTTTTCATCTGTGGGTATCCATTCCACAAGTAAAAATAACGAGGTATTAACCAATGTTCAAATCCGCAATCGCACTTGTTGCCGCTGCTCCTTTGATGGCAGCACCTGCCCTTGCAGGCCCTTACGTTAACGTCGAAGCCAATGCAGGTTGGACTGGCGATGATTACACTGGCGCTACTACCGACATTCATGTTGGCTACGAAGGTGAAATCGGCACAACTTCCTACTACGTTCAGGCTGGCCCTGCTATCGTTGCTAACGACGGCGAAGACACTGTGAATGAGTTCTCTGGTAAAGTCGGTGTTGGTGTTCCCGTCTCTGATGCTGTCGGCGTCTATGGTGAACTCTCCTTCCTGACGGCTGAAGATGATGACGACTTCGGTGTAGGTGGAAAACTGGGTGTTAAATATAATTTCTGATACACTTTGCATAACTTTTTTCGCACCCCCTGATATTAGGGGGTGTTTTTTATGCCAAGTTTTAGGAAAGGTAAAATTTAGATTAATCTGTCATACATAATTAAGTAAATGGCTGTAACGACTAACGAGTTTGGACAGCAAAATCTTTTTGCTAAAGAACCTTAGATGTATATTTCTAAAACCGACGCAGAGCGTTACGACTATGAAACCTACGCTGAGAAAGCGGAGAAGTTGAATGGACGCACTGCTATGCTTGGATTTATTGCTGCTGTTGTCAGCTATGCTACTAGCGGTAGTGTATTTTTCTTTGGTGCATTTGGATTCTGATGACTGAAACAATTTTTACATTAACTAGTGTAGCATTCTTCATATTGCTGTATTATTCTGTAGAACAACTCGCTGAGACATACTGATCCATGCCTTTCAACGTCACTCTCCACACTCCCGATGGAGATCAAACTATTTCCTGTGAGGAAGATCAATTCATTCTTGAGGCTGCCGACGAAGCAGGCATTGATCTGCCTTACTCCTGCTGTGCTGGTGCATGTTCTTCCTGTGCTGGTAAGATCGTGAGTGGAACCGTTGATCAAAGTGATCAGTCTTTCCTTGATGATGATCAAATTGACGCTGGATTCGTACTCACCTGTGTTGCTTATCCTACTAGCGACTGTGTGATTGAAACTGAAAAAGAAGATGAACTTTACTAATGCCTGCTTACAAAACTGGGCAAGATTTGAAGAAAAACATCCCAATACCTTCAGAGCGATGTATCAATTCTGGGTGTCTCAAGGCAACATACATACTGCAGGGATTATAAAGTATTACTAGGCTTATTATGCAAAAAGTAATTAATGTCTTAGCAGTTCTATCATTTGTAGGAACTGCCTGTATCATCGGTGGAGGAACGGTTGTTTATCTGCGCCGAGATGCTATCATTGAACAAGTAAAGGAGAATGTTGCTAAAGCAGCAACAGAAGCGATTGTAGAAGCACTTCCTGGAATGATGGATACTGCTCTGCCTGAACTTCCTAACACCACTGGTGGTGCTATTCCTGCTGTTCCCTCTACTATTGGTCCTGCTATTCCTTCTTTCTGATATGAAAAAATTTATTATGTGTCTGCTGGCAGCAGCAAGCATGTCTGCACCAGCACTTGCTGAACCGATCAAAAGTTATTATTCCATGGATGCTATGGGGTGCATGTTACTTCGAGAGTGTACCGATGGAGTCAAAGAGGTCTCTAGTCTTTTGGATATTTCTAGTGAGTATTCCAATACTGATGATTTTTATTCTATTTCTAATGAATTCAACAGTATGCTTGTCGCCCTTAAGCAGGTCGGAGTTAACGTGTTTCTAGCAGACGAAAAATATTTTCCTGTTGGTCACCGTGGAGTTTATCATACTATAAGTAATAATTTTTTCCTGAACAAAACGTTCATGAAACGTCAATACATATTGATGAATGTAATGCGTCATGAAGGATGGCACGCTGCTCAGGACTGCATGGCAGGAACAATTGAGAATAATATGATTGCCATCATTCATAATGAGGAAGACGTGCCTGAGATATGGGCAGAGATGGCACGTAGGACATATAAAGATATACCTCATGCTATTCCCTGGGAGAAAGAAGCAACCTGGGCAGGAAAGACTGAAGGTATGACGATGAAAGCACTTCAATCTTGTGCTGCTGGCACTATGTGGACTGACTATGATCCCACTCCTATGACTGGTGAATGGTTGGTTGAAAACGGATATATTACTAAATAATAACATCCGATAAGGAAATCGGAACAAAATCACCCAAGGCAAACCCCTTGATATCATCCCCTTTCAGTCTTATAATGTAGGGGTTTGTTGTTGGACAACAAGCATTTACATATGACACATTTAACAAGAGATGTGTTAGTCAAAGTCATAGTTGCAGAGGAGATGCGCTCCCTCGATGGCAATGATTACCTTCAGTCTCTCCAGAATGCGTATCACAAATGGCATCATCAAGGAAGTGATGTTCTTTGTCAAAAATTTAATACAATTAAAAAAACAAATATCTCAGTAGAACAACTGAAACCCTAAATAGAGTGGCCTTACTGATGACTCATGCCTGAAGAAGCAAAGATTGAAGAGAAAAAGAAAGGCCCGATCGGAAAATTAAAGGAGAAGATTCTTCCTGATGAATCAGAACAAGCAGCGATCATTTCAACAATGGTTAGACTTGGTGTATTGGTGTGGTCTGGGGGAATTTTGACATTAAATTATGTTACAGTACCTGGTATTCCACAACAGAAAATTGATCCAACTTTTATAGCTTCAGTTTTTACAGGAGTTTTGGCAAGCTTTGGAATTCAGACAGCATCTAAGAAAGGTGATGGCACAATGAAGATGGATGCAGATGCAAAGGCTGCTGCTGCTGCTGCTAATGGTGGTGGTGCAATCACCAAAGCAGACTTAGAGAAACTGATTGCTGCTGCGTCTCAGATTGCTCCTTCTCAAACCATTAGAGTTGAACAAGGCCCAATCAAAATCGTAACAGACTCAGAACAACCACCTTACAAGATGTGATATGAAACCTTACCTGAAGTGGATTGCCATTAGCGTTGGCAGCGTAGTAGCAATCGCACACATCGGGGTGTTGGGGCATTTAATCAGAAGGCAACCTGAAAGGATTCAAGTTCCAACGATTAATATTCCACGCGGCACTCCTTATTCCTCCTATAAGATTGAATCAGGTAAGGACGGATATACAATTGAATATAAGGCAAACGATCCTGCTATTCTTGAGTCACAGAGATCATTACATCTTGATCAAGATAAGAAAGGACTCTTTGGCAGAAAATTTGAGCAGCGAAGAGAATGGAGACGTGATCAATACACTGCGGAAGGTGTAAGGAACATTGGAGGTACCTTAACGTCGGACGATGAGGGAAAGAGTGTCCTAAGCGCAGAGTGTATCGCGGCGGACGCTGGAGCACGATCACAAGGTGCGATGGCAGGTAGTGCTATTGCTACTGGAGTTGCTGTCCCTGCAGTAATGAACATTCCATACGTTGGTTGGTTAGCAGCAGGATGGGTTTCACTACTAGGAAACAACGTTGGTTCTGCAGCAGGTTCTATGGTGAACTCTGCAATCAGTGACTGTTAATGAATTTATTTCTTCGTCCTTTAGAAGATGTAATGATGTCACCTGGAGTATCATCTGGCGTCTCATCATTTTTCTAGCGGGTGTTTTGTATGTCGTTGTCTATATACTAGGAATTGACGAGAGAGAAGAACATGGGAGCCATGACACCCCCAAGCAGGAAGAGTTGCTACAACTTCCGAGTGACGGAGATTAATCGTGTTCTTGACGGCGATACTATTGATGTCACCATTGATCTTGGGTTTGACTTATACAAGAAAGAAAGAGTTAGAGTTGCAGGCGTTGATACGCCAGAGAAGAGAACGAGAGATCTAGAGGAGAAAGCACTTGGAAAAGACGCAACCGAATGGCTCAAAGCAAAACTGGAATCGACTATCGCTGGTGATGATGAGTTGTCTGTTAGGACTGAACTTGTGGGTGGTGTGGGTAAGTATGGACGCCTTCTTGGTTGGTTATATATTGGAGACGCAGAACTATCACTGAACGAGCAGATGATTACTGAGGGATATGCGTGGGAATACGATGGGGGCACTAAGCAAAAGAATTTTGAAGAGTTAAGAGAAATTCGTATAGCACACGGAACTTTAGTTGAGTAAAAATGGCTTTTCACCTCAAAAAAACTACACTAGAAAAAGAAGTTTACTATAAGGGTGGATTAGTATGGACTGATGTGTATGATGATAGAAAATCATACGCAACCAGTGCTTTAGCACAAGCAGATATTGATGAGATGTCTTCTCCCCTGATTAATGAAATAGAAAGACCAAAAATTAGGGGCACT